ATATTGGTTTGTTCATGACCCTTCTTTCACTGTAGGCGCTACGGGTAAATTAGATTTAGTTGTATCTTTTAATGTTAACACAGGTTCTCTTTTATATCACGTAATTAGTATTGATAACGGAACAAATGTTAATACTACTTTAAATTTTGACCCAAAATATTTAATAACAGGTGTAAATAAAATAGGAGATTTATTGTTTTTTACCGACAATTTAAACCCTCCAAGAGTAGTTAATATTAATTCTAACTATTCCAACCCTGCTGCAAACATAGATCAAATAACTTCAGAGGAATTGCTAGTAGTTAAAAAACCTCCTTCTCAATCTCCTCCTGTTCAATTAATTAAAACAGGCGTAGAAGATGCTTTTATGGAAGATAATTTTATTTGTTTTGCATATAGGTATAAATACTCTAATGGAGAATATTCAGCTGTTTCTCAGTTTAGCGAACCTGCTTTTATACCAGGAGCGTATGAATTTTCTGCTGATAGTTTTTTAAATGAAGGTATGGAAAATGATTATAATGGAGCTATCATTACTTATAACTCTGGGAGCTCATTGGTAGTTGGAGTTGATTTATTATTCAAAGAAGCTAACGACCCTACTATTAAGATTATAGAAAGAATTAATAAGTTAAATAATAATCTAGCTAATAACACAGATTACACTTTTACTTTTACAAATAGTAAAATCTTTACAGTATTACCTGAATCAGAAATATTAAGATTATATGATAATGTTCCTATAAAAGCAAAAGCTCAAACTTTAATGGGCAATAGACTTATTTATGGAAACTATGTAGAAGGATATGATTTAACTGATATATTTAACTCGCCTTTAGAATTAACTTATACCACTGAACTTGAAAATAATTCTATAGGCAGAACTTCTTTAACAACTTCTTTTACAAGTTTTGGATATCAAGCTTTTGGTAATACCACGACTATTACAAATAATACTTTAGAATTAAGTTTTGCAAACAACACTGACAAACTAAAAAAGGGTGCTGAAATTAATATAGATTTTACTTTTACGTTTAATTCTTGGTTTGGTTCATCAACTCCAGACGAAAGCCAAGGCTCAACAAATATTTCTTTTAGCTACATTTTACAACAAGATTTTTCTCAATCTGCTACACCTGTTAATGATTTATTTTCTAGCACAGATTTTCAAGCTAAGTTTGGATTAACTGACGCATCAATTCAAACCGTTGCAAATGCTCAGGCTGGCACAGGTGTAACACTGACAGATAAATTTAATGCAGCTATAGATGGATTTTTGGGAAGCACTGCTCCTCAATACAATTTATATCAAACAGGTATTTCTAATTCCACTGCTGTTCCCCCTAATAAAGGTGAACCTATTTTTGGTTCAGCACCAGTAGGGAATAACTTAATAAGATTACAGATTCCAGCTGCTCAATTTTTAGAAGATGGCGGAAGTAATTTAATAATTCAATATTTTAATTTAACTTCAGCAACAGCTACTATTCAGGAAAGAGCAAACACAGAAAGTTTGCATAGTAACAGGGGGTACGAAGTAGGTATTATCTATATGGATGATTTTAATAGATCATCTACTGCATTAGTAAGTCAAAACAATACTATTAATATTCCGTGTTCTGCATCTACAACTAAAAATGAAATAAAAGTAAATATTCCAATTAGTCAAAGAGCGCCAAGTTGGGCAACAAGGTATAAGTTTTGTATAAAACCAGATAGAGATACTTATAATACTATATATAGTAGTATATTTTTTGAAGACCCTAACTCTAATAATGCTTACTTATTATTAGAAGGAGAAAATACAAAAAAAGTAGAAGAGGGAGATAGATTAATTGTTAAAAGAGATTCAGCTGGCCCAATGCAGTCATGTGTATATGCTACTGTTTTAGAGAAAGCAACACAAGATAAAGGATTTATAACCCCTACTAGTTCAAGTGTTCCTCCCGGGGGTACGTATATGAAAATGAATGCTACTGACTTTTCAGCTCTTGAAGATGATGATGATATTGTAGATATAAAAGTCAACCCTGAAACTGCAGGCCAAGGTGATAGATATCCTGTATTATCTTATCCTTTCTTTTTAACTGGTGGTAATTATAATGTACCTGCAGGGTCAAGAATTGTAATGAAGATTGAACAAACAAGAGAGGGAAGAGGTACTCAATGTGAAAGAAGAACTAACTTTTTTGAACAAAGCTTTATAGCTAGTGATACTTATACAGACATGTATCAGTGGTTTACTCAATCAAACATTGCCAACTCTATAGAAAATAATTCTATTACAGATCCGTCAACAGGATCTGATGCTGTACAAAATGTTTTTATTAACACAGTAGAAGGGTCACAGTCAGGAGCTCCATCTTCAGGAGGTAATTTAACCAAAACACAATTACAAGCAGCGGGTCTAATGGGAAGCACTGCCACTGACCCATTAACAACTAATTATTATAGATTTTATCAAGACAGTGGTAATAATAATTACTATTTATTAGTAAGCGGTACAAGATGTTGTGGAGGTAGTTCGGCAGCGGATTCAACAGTAAGAGTTTCTTTTACTGTATATAGAAGAGATTCTGTTATTGTGTTTGAAACTGAGCCACAAGGCTCTTTACCAGACGTGTGGTACGAAAATGATTTATCTTTTTCTATAGATAATGTTGGAAACCACAGCGGTAATGTAACAAATCAAAACATAAACGCCGGAACTCCAGGTGTTGTAAATACAGGTTTTTTTAATTGTTATGCATTTGGTAATGGTGTAGAAAGTTATAAGATAAGAGACTCTATAACCGGGAAGTCTTTTAACTTAGGAAACAGAGTTTACACCACCTCTAATGTTGAGTACAAAGCAGCGCATAGATTTGCTGATTTAACTTATAGTGGTGTGTTTAATGACGAAACAAATGTTAATAAACTTAATGAATTTAATTTAGGATTAGCAAACTTTAAACCATTAGAAGAAACTTATGGTGATATTGAAATATTATTTGGAAGAAGAACAGATATTCTTACATTACAAGAAGATAAAATATCATACGTATTAGCTTCTAAAAATTTAATTTCTGATTCTACAGGCGGTGGTTTAGTAGCTTCAGTTCCAGAAATACTAGGAAACCAAATAGCTCGTATTGAAAACTATGGTATTAGTAATAACCCAGAAAGTTTTGTAGCATACGGAGAAAACAAATATTTTACAGACTCTAAAAGAAATGCAGTAATCCAACTAATTGGAAGCTCTGCTCAAAACGAACAGCTTGTAGTTATATCAGAAAGTGGTATGAGAAGCTGGTTTAGAGATTTATTTACAAGCGCATTTACTACGCAAAAATTAGGTGGATATGACCCGTATATGAACGAGTATGTATTAACATCTAATACTATTCTAAAACCTGAAGTTCCTCTATGTTTAGCGTGTGGTGTAAGCAAAGACATAACTGTAAAAGCATCACAAGACTTTACATATTGTGTTGATGTAACACAAGAAGTTGGAACAGTAACAGTAAGTTATGTTATACCCAATGAAGGAGAGCAAGACATAATCTCTGAAACAAGTGTATTAATGACAGATGAAGCGGGCAACCAATTAATAACAGAAACTTCTGCTGGTTCTCTGGTAAATTATACTATTCAAGTAATTTACGACGGAAATACTTATACTTCTGGTTCAGTATTTCAAGACGGTTCGTTTACTTTTCCAAAAAATTCTACATCTGCTCAGCAAGCAACAGTTATTGTTAGCACGGACTCAACAGAAAATGACACCATTCAAATTACAATGAGTTGTCCTGTTGCTACAACTATTAATTTATACAGTGTTTGTGTTACTGAACCTACTGATGCAGGTAAATATATACACAATGAATTTAACTGGACAGACGGAAGTACGACATCTACGGTTCAATCCGACTTAGTATTATTCGGGACAGGAACAACCACGTTCATTGTTTCTCAATACACGTTAATATCAGGAGGTCAAGGTTTAGCAATACCACCAGACGGATCTACTGTAACAATGTATTCTAACAAAATTAACTTTGATGACTTTGTATTTGACGCTTCATTAAACAACTTTAGATATTTGAGAAGTAATACAACTTACGCCAACAGTGTAACTGACATTACTAGTTTATTGGCTGCAGCAACGACAGCTACACCTATTGACACAACAGGTGCTCCAACTATTTATTCAGCAGACTTTACTATGCCGTCAACAGGAGAAAATAATTTATATTTAATTTGGGATTACAGAGATATTGTAACACCAACACCTGGTCCTAGTCCTAGTCCTATTCCGACTCCTAGTCCAACTCCAAGCCCAACACCAGGGCCAAGCCCAACACCTGGTCCTAGTCCTAGTCCTGTACCTAGCCCAACACCTGGTCCTAGTCCTAGCCCAACACCTGGTCCTAGTCCTAGTCCTAGTCCAACACCTAGTCCTGTGCCTGTACCTATTCCAACACCTGGTCCTAGTCCAACACCTGGTCCTAGTCCTAGTCCAGTGCCAGTTACACCTACTCCTAGCGCACCGTTATTTTATTTCCTAATTTCTTGTGATGGAAGTCCAGGTTGTTATGAGTCATTCTCAAGTGCTCCTGGAGCTAACCAAAGATATATTGGTGGGGCAGGTAATAATATATATTATTATTATAATTCAACACCAGGAGTACCTACAGACCAAGGATCGCCTTGTCAAAATATTCAATTAATATCAAGTGAAACAGGTTGTCCTCCTGCACCAACTCCAGCGCCAGTGCCGACACCTCAAGCAACACAGGTATATGAGATGAGGAGATGTGATGGAGGTGGATCTACATACTATGTTGAATTAACACAAACAGGATACCCTTTAAACTTTGCTTTAAAATTAAACGCACCTGGCTATATGGATGGAACTTATTGTTGGTATGTTAATGATACTAATCCAAGTTCAAGCGCTGACTTTAGTGCAACAGTATTGAGTCAATATCCAAGTGGTTGTTCTGATGCAGCTTGTACAGCGCCTACACCAGCGCCTGCTGCGCCAACTCCAACACCATCGCCTATACCTACGCCTGCGCCTATACCTACGCCTGCGCCTACACCAAGTGCGCCAACATACTTGTATGCTAGATACTTAGAGTGTAGCGGTGATGTTTTAATTAATATAAGAGCTCCATTTGGAACAAACCTAGGCAGCGTGGCTAACGTGTTAGATGTGAGTGGAACGTGTTATGAATATCAAGACGATGCAGGAATAGAAAATACCAACGACTATACAACATACACTATTTATGCAAACTGTACAGCTTGTCAAGGAGCTCCTTCTCCATCGCCAGCACCAGTTCCAACACCAGCGCCTGCAGTAACATGTAATAGTGTAAGTTTAGAATTTATTTCTGATACAAACTTCTTATGCGCTAATTATGCTACATTCTACATGAACACAACCGATTTCTGTACGGCTACTGCTTTAGATAGACAAAGTGATTGTAACAGAGCAGCGTTACCAGGTTATTATAACGACGGAAGTAATTATAGATACTGGAATGGTTCTGCATTTACAAGTAACTGTACCACAACGAATTGTCCTTAGTGTTTTTTATATTCAATTATAATTAATAACTTTATTAGAATTAAATTAAATCAAATGCAGCAGTATAAAAACTTTTTGACTCCCAAAGAGTGTCAAGAATTAATTCAAATGATTGACGCTAATCATACTCGATCTTCAGTAGTAGAAGGCGGTACAGATAGAACAGCTATATCTGACTATAGAACTTCAAGTACTTGTAATTTAAGCACCTCCAATGAAACTGTGAATAATATTCATAAGCGTATTGCAGGTATATTAAATTTAGACATTAAAAAAGGTGAAGCTATGCAAGGCCAGCTTTACGAAGTAGGTCAGTATTTTAAACCTCATAATGATTTTTTTGCAGGTGACGCATATCAAAAACATTGTTTAGCTTCAGGGAATAGAACACACACATTTATGATTTATTTAAACGATGGTTTCAAAGGAGGGGGAACAAACTTTCCAAATCAAAATATGGTAGTTAATCCAGAGACAGGCAAGGCAGTTATGTGGGAAAATATGAAAGATGGAAAAGTTTTAGAAGAATATATGCACGAAGGTGTAGCAATAGAAGAGGGTAAAAAATATATTATTACTGCATGGTGGAGAGAAAATGATTGGGATGGAGCAGGTGATGAAAAACTTTATCAAGATTCATTACAACCAAAAAAAATTGAAACACCTGTAAATAAAACATATACACATAAAGATCAAATACCTAAATTTACAAAGAATGGTTTTGAAGTAATTAAGTGTCCTGAGCAAACTTGGAATATAATTAAAGACGCTTATGAAATACTAAAAGACAAGGTAACTCCTGAAAACTTTCCTGGGAAAGAAAACATCATACAAGGTGGAGAAAGCGAACTTCTTTCATTTGACCACGTACCTTCCATTAGGACTCTAATACACGAGCAGCTCCTACCTGTACATAGAGATTGGATTGCTAATGAAATGCATAATGCTATGAAAGAACCATTAATAGAGCCTTCATTTGTGTATGGAATACGTTCTTACAAAAAAGGTTCGACATTAACTCCTCATGTTGATAGGGTAGAAACACATCATATAAGCTCTATAATTATTGTGGATAAAGATTTAGCATGTGGATGTTCTAATAAACCTGAAGCAGATGATTGGCCTTTAGATATTCAAGGGCACGATGGAGAGTGGTATAAAGTGTATGCTCAACCAGGAGATATGATACTGTATGAATCTGCAATTTGTGAACACGGAAGACTTGAGCCTTTTGGAGGAACATTTTTTAGAAATTTTTATGTACACTACAAATTTGTATAGTAGTTGAAAAAATATATTTCATTTGATACGTGGTGGGGTGGTCTAAATAATATTAGAATGACTTATGAAATGGTGGTTGCAATTGCAATATGCACAAATCGAACTATAATTTTACCGCCAAAAATATACTGTTTGTTTTTAAGTGAACATCAGCTTAAAGATAGTTTTTTTGATTTCTGGGAATTGTTTGACAAAGAATTATTTGTTAAACATTTTGATTGTGTAGACTATAAAGATATACCAGCTTATCAAAAATATGAATCTGACATACAATATTTTGAAAATATTTGCAAGGATATTAAATGTTTACCTGAAGGAAATCATCCCAACTGGGGTGTAAATCCAGACACTTATAAAAAGCCTATTGATGTAAGTGAGTTTAATTTAAATAATAAATTTATTCATTTTCCTAGAAATTTGTTTGGCCATTGGTATCATTTGATAACAGGAATTTCCGATGAACATAGGATGAGAATTAAACACAGTTTGAAATATGGATTAAAAATTAGAGATAAGTTTGAAATGAATTTAATAGCTAAACCATATAATGCTATTCACGTAAGAAGTGGAGACTTTCATCAGACAAGAACTCACAGTACAACAGAATTGTTTGGTAATTTAAGATCAATGGTAGATAGATATTTAGACACATCGTATCCTTTATTTATCGCTACAGATGAACAGGATAGAAAATACTTTGAGTGTTTAAATGGATATGAATGTTATTACTTAAATGATTTTATGGAAACTGATATGGTCTCTTCTATAGCAATAGATACGTTAATGTGTGCGAATGCAAGATTATTTTATGGAAGTAGGTACTCTACTTTTACTGATTACATTAACATTTTAAGGCATTACAATAACAAAAAAAACTGTAGTAAAAATTTATTAAATTACACTTTTACTGGCAAAGAAAAATATAGCTGGGAAAATTGTTTTGTAAATGAATATTAAAGAAAAAAATATTGTATAT